CGTTTGCAGCCATAGCAGCCTGTTGACTTCCAACTGCTTGAAGTGTTTTCATTCTTTGAAGTCTTGCTTCTTCAAGACCTTGTTGTCTTTCTTGTGCTGCATTTTCATTTGCTATTTTTGCATTTTGCCTGTCAATTTGAGCCTGATAATTATACATAGCTTGCTGCTGCTTGCCTTGAGTATATGAAGAAACCGCACCTATGGCACTTCCTGCTACACCTGCAATAGCACCGGCACCCAGAGCAACATTAGCACCAACGGCAAGAACCGTTGCTGCTGTTGCTGCTGCTTGAGTTGCTAATGTTACACCAAGACTACCCAATATTGATGCTGTTATTGCTGTTGTTATTATGCACATTGTTTGATTTCCTATTCTATGCTTATTTTTTACCTAACAGAGTTTTTAATTCCTCAATTTGTTGAGCTATGGTTTTATTTTCAGCATCTTCAATGATGATATTTAAAGCAACACTTTCATTTAATAATTCATCAAGTTCTGCTTGAAGTTCAGCTTCGGTTACTTGTTTTTTCGCATTAAACGTGCCTACGGTCGAAAGCTCACCGCTTCCGCCCTTCGCACTCTGCTCACAATCCGCTTTTTCTTGCGGAGCTTCCTGTCCATTTTCTTCACCGGTATTCTGTTCTTCTCCCTGTCCAATGTTGTCCAAAACAACTTCTTCTTTAGCTCCGTCATTAGCGGTATTTGTTTCATCCTGTCCAACATTGTCCAATTTTACCTCATCTTTTTTTGGAGCTTGAGGAGCAGCAGGAGTTTGATTTTTCTTTTCTCCCTCACCTTTTTGCTCTGCATTTCCTTTTGCTCCTGCTTCTTTTCCGCCGGCAAGAGTTGCCCATGATGGAACTTTATCACCTTTAAAATTTTTAATTATTTCATTCGGATAAACTAAATGTCCATCATAAAATGCAAGACTTTTTACTTTTAAGGTCAATTTATTAGCCATAGTTATTTATTCTCCTTTTCACCGTATAAAATTTCTGCGGCACTCTTAACCGCTTTAGCTTGTTTTTCAAGTTCCGGAGCAACAAATGCCATAAGCTCTGCATTGTTTTTAATTTCTTCTGCTTCAACTAATGTTCTAACGGCATTTTTAATATCCCATTCATCATATTTTGGTTTGTCCGGCTCTTTTGAAACATTTATTTTTAATGTCTGTCCTTCATCCATTTTTTATTTCCCTTTTCTTAAATCATCAAAAAAACCGGATGCGAACATTCACATCCGGCTGTTGTTAGTTAACTTTACATATCTTGAAAAGAATTATCAACCGCATCAACAATTCCGGCAGTAATTTTACCGGCAGTTGCATTTGAGCCTGTAACGGTGTAATACAATCTTACAAAGCCTTCATTACCGGCAGGAATTTCTTTAATAGGAAATTTTGCACCGGCTTTTAAAGCTGCTACTGCAAGAGTTGCGGATGCCAAAGTTGTTGCAGATGAAAATGCTGCATTATCATCTGTCTGAACTGCAACTGTTAATGAAGTTAAAGTTGCAAAATCTTCAACAACTTGAATTAAAAGCGGTATCGGTTTTCCATAAGCAACTTCTGAAAATTTGCCGTTTGTTTTTGAAAGTTCAACAACATTTGTTGATGCAGCAGTTGCAGTTATTGCTTGTTCATTTGAAAAAATCGCTTGACTATCTAATCTCATTTTTATATTCTCCTTCTTTTTTGCTAAGCGAGCGAAATTTCAAGCCTGCTTGAAAATTTCCGAGCGTGCTAAAAAAAGCTCTGCTTATAATTTTTAGTAATAACAAAAAGTGAGTGTTTATAAGGGAACACTCAACCCTATACAAAATTAAACAACTCTTGCTTCTGTATTAAGAATTTCAGAAACAGATTTAATTGGAATACCCAAGAATTTAACAATCGGTTTTCCTGCAAATTCTTCAATAGACAAGTTAACATTTGATTTTTTCATAGCTTGTTTATGTAAGAATGTTCTTATTGTGTTGTTTGCATAAATAATTGTTTTACCGTTTGTTGCGTGGTCCTCTATTCTGTAATAAGCATCAACCATTAAATCAGTTAAATCTGCTGCATTTGCAGTTCCTAAATCTGAAACATCAATGTTACAAATACGAGCGGAAGAACGATAGTTACGAACACACAAGCCTAAATCCCAAGAGAAGTAATCTCTATATGCTTCATAGTTTCTTCCTTGAGCATCTTGAACTGTTACTTGTCCTTTATCTTCTCTTTGTAAACCTGCTTTTGAACCTTTTGGATAAATTAAGTGAGTGTGTCTATCACCCCAAGTTACAAAGAAAATTGAAGTATTATCACTTCCTGTTCCACCGCCATCTATAACTTGATAGCCAAGTTCACCTTCCGTAGTTGAAAGTTTATTGTAACGAGTTGCAAGACCATCAAATGCAAGTGCATTTTTACCTTTAGAACCATAGAAGATGTTTGTTTTTGCGGTCTTATTCATACCTTGAATGTGTGCTTCTGCTTCATTTAGTCTGAATTGGTTAGTATTTCCGTTAATATCTGCAAGTTTTTTATCAACTTCTGAATAATCATCAAGCATTGAAGTTGTATCAGTTACCGGTGTGTAATCACCTTTTTGACATTCTACACCTTGATAAAACTGTCTGAATTGTGGTTGCGGTAAACCATTTCTAACAGTTGTTTTGTGATGAGTTCCTTCATTACATTCAACTGCAATCGCATCTTCTAAAATTGCATTTGAAGATACAAACAAATCAATAATTGCAGCGGTTACTTTTCCATCACCTTCCATTTGTGAGTACATGTCTTTTAATGTTAAATAATTTTGTCCGATAGTAGCCATAATTTTTTTCTCCTTCTAATTTTTTTGCTATCATACTATTAGCCGTTTTTATTGCTTCCGTATAAAATATCAGCCGTATCAACCGGAGTTCCTGATGGATTTTTAGGAGCAAAAACATTATCATCTCCCACAAGTTCACCTATTCTATGGAACATCTTTACTATTGCCGGATGAAAATTAAGTCCGGCATCTGCTAATACTGCTTTTACTTCATCAGTTGCAAAAGCTCCGTAGCCTTTATCAGCTACATCAAGATAAGCATTCATTTTGGTTTTATCACCGCCACCAATTTCTTTATCCGTATTTAACGCATGTTTGAATTGAGCAATTTTTGTTTGTTGGGCTTGCTTTAATATTGCAGGAATATTTCCGGCACTTTTTTGAGCAAGTTTTAATCCAAACTCCATATACTTATTCGCACTTTGTTGAGATAAGTTGAATTGTTTGTTGAGTGCATCAAACTCTTTCAGCAAATCTTTATCATATTCATAACCTTCCGGAAGTTTAATTGTTTCATAATTGTATTCTTCCGGAGCACCATAAACACCGTTATCATTACCGGCATTATCATTGTTAGTTCCTTTATCAGCTCCGGCATTATCAGCTCCGTTATCAATTCCGCCTTGAGCATCTTTGTTTAAATCTTCATTTGCAGCTCCGTTATCAGTTCCGCCTTGAGCATCATTATTTGCTGCATCATTTGTTACATTAGTGTTTAATTCATTTGTTTCAGACATTTTTCATTACTCCTTCTTTGTTGTATTTCTTTAAATTTCTCAAAATTGTATTCTCTTAATAAGTCAAGGATAAATTCACCCTGTTCTTTTTTAATCACGTTTGCAAGATTATGAAATTCGGAATTGTTTAAATTTACCTTGTAAGAGAAAGTTCCAAAACTATCAACAAGATAGTAGATAAAATCCATTCCCTCTTGTGTGTTTGAAACAGTATTAACAAAATTTTTTATATCTAATTCACTAAACATTAACCCATTCCCAACCTTCTCAATAAATCAGCTCCATAACTATCAGAACCGCCAATATTTTTAATCATTTCCGTACCTTGTTGAAGCTGCTGCATTTGTTCAGCTTGTGCTTGTTTTTCGGCTTGTTCCTGTCTTATTGCTTCAAGTTCCTCATTAGGAGCAATTTGTGATGGGTCAATATTTGCAAAGTCTGCATAATCATCAATCATATTTTCCCCTCTGATTTTTTTGATTAAAACAGGGTCAACGGCTTGAGCCATATTTGCAGTAAATGTTATAAATCTTTCCATTGAAGAAATGTTTTGAGCTTTCATAGCTTGAGCAAGAGTTGATATAAACTCAATTTCAATTTCTTCTCCTTCAAGTTCAGATGGAACAGGCGGAAGAATACCAACATCCATTTCTGTATAAAAAATCCAATCAAGAATTTGTTTCAATGCGGTATGAATTTGCTCCAAAAGAGGAGATAAAAGAACAAGTTTTTCTTCTTTTAATTCATTTACTTCCGTTGCAGTTCTTCCACGTTCGGCAGTATTTAAAATCATAGCAAACAGGTCATTATAGAAAATTGATTTAATATTTTCTCTTAATTCTATAATGATGTTTCTCAATTCTAATACTTGAGGATTTACTTCATGAATTGGTCTTATTCCTGCTCCGTTATCACCATCTTCATTAAAGAAGCCGGGATTGTCAGAAAGTTTTTTGTTTTTTAAACTTGATGAACCTTGATAAGCCGGAGATACCATTTTTTTAACGGCTTTTCCAAGTTCTTTAATTAAAGTCATTAATTGTTTTGCATCCGGCAGAGCATAAACTCCGCAGCCTTTTGATGGGTAAGCATCTTCTCCGTTGCAGCTTGCTTCAAAAATTACATAAGGGAATTTGTCAAATCATGCTTTTTTTAGAAAATTTGTTGTTCCGTTTCCTACTTCGTAAGTTACAGAGATAAATTTCTTTTGAGATGATATAGGAGAGTTTTCACGATATTCAAGATTAGGCTCAACAAAATGCACAATTTCAAAAAGTTCATTCGGTCTATCTTTATATGTTTGCTGAACTTTATCTGAACAATTTTCAAGTCCGTATCTTTCAACAAGATTTTTTGCACTTTCCATATAGTTCCTGCAAACTGTATCAACAATTCCCCTGCTATCTTTAGCATAGTAATATGAGCCTATCGGAAGCACTTTAAAATTTACAACATTGTCATAGTCTAATTCCATAGCCATACAAGAGAATAAGAACACTCCAAGTTGTTCATAAACTTCCGGAAGAAGCTGATAAAAATTTGAAGCATACAAAATTTTTCTTGTAAGTTCAGCTTGAATTGCACACCAAGACTTTGCATTATAGCTCATTTTGGTTTTATCACGACCTTTTGACATAATGCCGGTCTTAAACCATCTTCTTGTTGGAGATGTTGCTCCGGTCATCATACCGGAAGCAAAATTTCTAACTGCAATAAAAGTTGTACTGTCAAGAATTTTTTTGCTTTTTACATGAGGTTTATTTACATTTCTTGCAATAAACCGTACTGCATTAGGAGCAAAATAATCAGCCAAATCTTGCAAGTCCGGTTTGACTTGCTCAAATATCTGCTTTAATTCTGCCCTTCTTTGTTCAAAATACTTTTTATCGTACTTCTTTTCACTCATTTTTATTCACCCAATAATTCTTTTTTCTGCGTATTCGCATCATCACCCAAGCCACGAGCAGAAGTCTTTATATCACGACCTGCAAGAGCAGCAGTTTTATTTCTTGTTTTTGCTGATGCTTTTGATACACTTGCATCTGCATAAGTTGGAGCTGCAACAGGCTCTTGAACTTGTGTAGCCGTTGAAGGCATTTTAGGAGTTGAACACATTGTATTCCTCACTTTCTATTGTTCTAACTAAAGGCGTACCTCGGCTAATCTTCAACAGATTAGCCTGCGGCGCTCTAAATACTAATTTTCATAAGGGTCAAAATCTGTATTAATAAAAGAACTCGAATTTTTCTGCATCTTTTCATTGAACAAATGCGAATGATAAGTAATTGCATAAATTGCCATCATTAAACTGTCTGCAAAATCCGGACTTTCCGATTGTTCTTTTCTTATTTCCTTTTTGTTTTGAATGTAATTCAAGCCATTAGGCTTAAAATCTCTTTTGATATATTCAAGCTGTCTTATTGTATTTTCGTTCCGCAGCTTCAACCAACCGTTATCAATAAACTCTTTTACTGCCATATATCCATCAGCTCTTGCATTTCCGCAAGCTAAATTTCGTGGCTTCCCTGCTCCTCTAAAACCTATGGCATCATCAATAGTTTTTTTAACACTTACCCAAATTGGATAGCCTAAACCATCAGCATCAATTATTAAAATATCCGGTTTCCAAATACTATAAAAGTTTATTATCTTACCTTTTGTAATATCTGTATCAGGTTCAGCCCATGTTGTTGTTTGAGTTTCTTCCCATCCGGACATTGATTTTTGTTCAAGCAATTTTGCAACACATAAATCTCCGCCGGAAGCAGAAAGGTCAACCGACATAACTTTATTTAACGGATGGTTTTCTTTTATAAATTCAAGATTAACCGCATACTCTATTTTTTCGGAAGATAACAGAAAATCACTTGCTTGAGATAAAGGTCTGCCAAGCCAAATATGTTCATAATCTTTAATGTTTTTTGCTTTGCATACTTCCGCTTCATGTATCATAGCTTCATTTAAAAATGGATTATCGAAGTAGTTTATGTTGATATGCAAGCAATCTTCACGACCGACACAAAAATTATAAACTGCATCAAATCTTGTATAGCGGTTCATTGCAAAAATAATCTTTGAATTTCTTTTTCTTACAATAGTTGGAACAACAACATCAAGTGTAGGCTTTGTTATAGCTTGTGCTTCATCAATCCAAAGAATATCAACATCATCTAAACCTTTAATAGAAACAGAACCTTGTTCTCTAAATCCTTGAAAGAATATTTTAGAACCGGTTTTTCTATGTATTAAAACTTTATCTGTTACTTTCCAATCAAGATTGTTTTTTTCAACCAATCCATCAAAGACCGATTTAACAGAGTTTTCAATACTCTTTTGAATTTCACGACCGCAGCAAACTTTAATTTTCCGCTTTTCACCAATATATAAAATAAAACGTGTGATTGTTTGAGTTTTTCCGCTTCCCCTGCCACCTTCAAGAAGGAAATATAAGAATTTATTAAATTGAGTGATAAAAGGCAGGAGTTTTGGCGGGCATTTAAGTATCTCCGGCACTCGTATTTTCATCAACTTCTTCCCTCGTAGTGTTTCGGGTATTGTTCATCACAATCCCCTTCAACACCGACTTCGTCCCCAACATTGAGGACTAATTCTTCACCATTGACGATAACAGAGGGCATTTGAGTTATATTTCCGGAGTGTATTATCTGGTCTTTTAACAGACCGCAAACTTTTGCTTTATTTTCATCAGCTTTTATTGCAGCTTGAACATTCGGATTACCTTGTTTATCACGACACTCAAGAGCGATTAGCTTTAATTCTTCACAATCATTGAAATAATCAATGGCGGTATATTTGAGTTCTTGTTGCACCGTAATTTCAGTATTTTTCTGATAATATTCTAACCATAGGGTAATCTTAGGGTTTTTGAAAAATTTACTTGCTTCAACATATATTGAAGCGGTTGACATCTTGCTACAATCATAAGCATAGCGATATGCCTCACTCTTTTTAAAACCATTCGTGAGGTATCGTTTTAAACAAGCAGTTTGCTTGTCTTGCAATTTTGGTAGTGAATTTTCCATAATGCCCTACAAACAAAAGAGATTATAAGCAAAATGCCTATAATCCAAGATTGATAATAATACTATTACGGAGTTAATAGTTTTACTTAATATGAGAATTAATAAGTTGCGTACCGCAGCAGAGGGCGGAAACAAAAGTGATGAACTTTTGTTGAGCCCGTTTAATGCGAGGAACAAGTAAATCAAAAAAAAGGAGTTTGTCAAACTCCTACTCTACTGTATTGCCATCACCAGTTAGAACTTTTTTTAATGCCGGAATTTATATCAAGGCGGTAACCGGCATCCGCACAATTATCATTGTTATTCTCATTGATAATTTTCTTGACTAATTTTTTATTTCCTTTGAAATCACTTGCATACTGCCTAACTTGTGTAATTACACCTTTTTTGTTTTTTATTTGAGTGTTTACACCATAAACCCAACCATACAAGCAATTTGCTTTAATGTTAGGAATTACCGTTACTTTTCTTTTCTTTTCACGATAAATTGTTTTTACTGCTTCAATTCCTGTATATAGGTTATAGTAAGTTTTATTTGTGTCTAATTTAGTCATTATCTGTAAAGCAACATCATCACCGCATACTTTGCACTTTCCGACTAATAACTTTCTTTTAGAATACCCTTTAAAATCAGCTAAAATCCATAAATCTCCGTCAGTAATTTTTTTGTTACAACAAATTAACTCAATATTTTTTGACACAATAACTCCGCTTTTCTTCCCCATACATTCCATTGCTTTCGCACGACCACTAAGTCCCAGTGTCCGTATGGGAGCAATTTGTTTTTCAAATTACTTTTGTACTTTAAAGCATTTTTTTAAAAAAATCTATATTTTTAAATTAAATTAAATTAATTCATTCGAGTATAAAACCGCCTTAAAGTTTTATACTGTATGATAAAATTCATGTTTACAATTCTTAACAAACATTAAACAATTCTTGACTATTTTAAATGACTTGTTCTAATTTTAAAGTTTATAAATAAAAAAATAAAAAAATAAAAAATTTTGTTTTTTATCCGAATGAATAAAAATACGATTAGTATTTTTATTCTTTTATTTAATTTATATTTTATTTTATTTAATTGTATTACGTTCGTATTACGAACGTATGAATATAAAAATACGAACGTATTACGAACGTATTACAACTGTATATTTTAAAAAATATAACAGTATAAATAAAAAATTACTATCGTATCATAACAGCTAAATTGAGTTAATGAAGAATTTGATTATGTATATCAAGATTCTGAATTGAATTATTTATTTCATACAATGAAGAATTAATTCCATTATTGTTTTTCGTGTTTTGAATTTGGTTATTAAGAAAACTATTTTCATAATATACAACTTGCTTATACGACTTTTCATCTCCAAGCTCTAAAAATTGTCTTTTGGCATATCCTAAATCTTGGTGTCCTTTTTCATTCATTCCTAATTCAAGTTCACTTAGACCTCTTATTTTGAAAGCTTCAGGATTTTTATTTTTTAATTTAATTGACTCTGTGGCATAATTAATTGAATTTTGATAATCTTTAATTTGTGCATATAAGACGGAACAAAGGTAATAAAGACTTTCATCTTTTGGCTTAATTTTTATACGTTTTTTAATAACATCAATCATGGAATAATTATCATTTAAAGTATTGTATATAAAAAACATGTCCATCAAAGCATTATCATTATTGGGGTTTAATTTTATAGTCCTATTATAGTCTTTAAGCGCATTTTGATAATCATTTAATCTTGTTCTGTATAAATATCCTCTATAATAATAAAATCTTGGCAAATCACTAGAATTTGTATTCTCTAATTTTGTAACAGTCAAATTTAACATTTGTAATAATTCTTCGTTACTACTGCATTTAACCGTACTACATATTGTATTTAAAAACGCTTCTTCCGGAGCATAAGTCGGATTGTTGAAGTTTTCAGCGGAAAGTACTGCATTTGTTACTAAAAACAATACAAAAAACGATATTAAGACAAACCTTTTCATAATTTTCCTTCCCATTCTCCGAACTTTAAATATAAAGAAAGGAGATAAAAATGACAGACAAAGAACTACAACAAATTTTCTTCGCACTAAAAACAATTTTTGGTATCGAAGAAGCAAAAAGAATTTTTATTAAGTTGGCACGCATCTTATTTGATTAGTCCTTCTTCTCTTAAAATTTTCCTCACCTCAAGAGCAAGTTCTTTTTGAGCCTGCTCAAATTTTGGCGGAATAAACATTTCACCAACATCAGCTATAAGCCAATTAAGATTTACATTGTGTGTTTTACACAAAAGCATCAACATAGAATATGGTGGATTATTTTCATTTCTTTCATAAGAAACATAAGTTCTTGTAGAAATTTTCAATAGTTCTGCCATCTTGTCTTGCGTTGATGATAAGTGTTTTCTGATTTCTTTTAATTTTTCGCCAAACATATCTACACCTTTTATATGAAGTTTTGTAAACAATACATATATCATGTTGCTTTTAAACATAATTTATGTATAATTAGAATAACGATTAAATTAGTTGTATTTAATTTAACTATAACATATAAACCACGAAAACGGCAATATTGACCGTTTATATCGTGTGGCTTTTTATACCCAAAAATAGAAAGGAGAATTATGCAACAATCGACAAGAAAAAAACTTTGTTCGGTAAGTATTCAAGAGAATGATGTTGAAATATTGCAAAAACACGCAGAAAAAATCAGACGTTCATTTTCTGAAACAATCCGTTTGATAGTTGAAGAATACATAAAAAAGAACAATTTAAAACAAAAATACCCACAAGCATAAGGAGAGAAAGATGAGTTTAAAGGTTATTAGACTATCATTACCGGTTTATGATCCGGAAATTAGTAAAGAAAGAAAGGTAGTGCAAATGCCAAATTTATTTACAAATTTATTAAATGCTTGCAGAAAAAAGATGGATGAAATTAAACACAGAAAAATCAACATTCTTTATAGGATAGCATATCGGTATTACTTTGATTTATTTGAAAGCAAAAAGATATTCAAGAAGCAAACAGGAAACGAAGTTGATATTCCGGATTTTATTTATGAAATCACACGAGAAAAAACCGCCAAAGAAAAAGCAAGCGAAGCAGTTATGGATATTGTTAAAGCAAACAGAGTTGGCGAGTGCTTCAAATTATACAAGCAAAATCAACGCAGAGGAAAATAATGAAAGCATCTAAACCATATTTCTCACACGATATATGCACAAAGTCTGATGAAAAAATTATTCGTTTAATGTTTGATTTTAGAAAATGTAAAAAAGATTTTCCGGAAGAAACATTAAGAGAATTAGTTGCTCATGCAGCATACGGCATATATTGGGAAATAATTGAATATTTGCACGAGAACAGTTTGAAAATAGCTGAACTTGATATGCTTGCTGATGAATTAAGAGTTGATAGCGAAATTTTAAAAAGAATTTTATGTAATTACGATTTATTCAAAGAATTAGATGGAAAATACATATCTGAAAGAGTATTGAGAAATTTAAAACTGCAAGAAGAAAAAGGTGAAAAAGCAAGACAGTCAATTAATCAGAGATGGAAGAAAAAAAAGAAAGAAACACCGGAAGAAGAACCGGCAAACCAAGAACCCGAAGAAGAATATAATGAAGAATTTGTAATGTCAATAATACAAATTTACAATGAAAAGTTTAAAAAATCACAAATAGTTTCAAACAAAAATAAACAAAGAATATTTAAAATTCACACTAAAAATAAACTTACTTTAGATATATGGAAAACAATTTTTTCAAATGCTAAACGAGGATGGGATATTGGCGATAAAAAGAATGTTCCGCCAAACCTTAAAAAAATTCTTGATGAATGGGATAGCTTTGCATCAGATGATTATTTTTTAGCTCCGAACAGAGAAGAAATGCAACGAAAAAAAGAAGAAGAAGCTATTGAAAATATTAAAAAACGAGAGCAAGCAGCAGCAGAAAATGCAAAGTTTAATCAAATCCGTAAAGAAAGATATGAAGCAATAAACTCAAAACAAACCGCTCTTGAATATCTATACGATTATTCACCTGTTAAAGATATTAGATTTTTGCAAACAAGCAGAACATATAAAGACCTTGCTGAAAAATTCGGAATTACTAAAGAAGAAACCATCAATTTTTTAGCATCAAAAGGAGCAAAGAATGTTTAGGAGAAAAAAGAAAAGACATTACAAAAAAGCTGAATATCCGATATTGCAAGGAAACATTGTTGAAGATAGTGTAACCGAAACTTGCAGCACCGGAAAATTTAAAACCACTTTCAATATTATAACTTTGCAAACAAACAAAGAAGTACCTTGTGTTTATTGGTCTAACTTTCAAACGATTAAAAAAGGTCAGCTTGTAATATTAGAAGGCTTCAAGAAAAACGATTGTTTTATTTGCAAAAAAGTAACAATGATAGATACACCTTATAATTTTGGCTAAAAAGATGAATATAGAAGAATTTGAAACAACACGAGAATTTAATAAAAAATTTCCAAGCAAATTGTATATTTGTTCAAAATGTCAAAATTTAACCGATAATCCGCATCAATGCACAAATTGCGATAATCAGAGCAATAGCTTCCTGTTTGAAGAAAATGCATACAAATTCACTATCAAAGAAACAGGACTATCAGACCAAATATTTAAACCAATAGAATTGGAGAAAGGACAAGAAAATGAGTAACGAAGAAAAACAAACAAAAAAGGAAAATCCGCAAGAAACGAATTTTCCACTAATTGAAATTGAGGTTGTAAAATCAGACCTAAAAAAAGTTTTATCAGCTCACAAAAGGTTTGCTATTCAAGGAAAAGATGTTGAAGGCAGCAATTTGAGTTGGATTAATTTTAAAGTGTCCGGAGATGAGCTTTCGTTAAGAACAACTAACGGAACACAAGCACTTGTTTCTAAACTACAAATTATCAGCAATTACGGAAATGACGGAGAGTTTAATTTATCAATGGCTCTTGTGGCAAAAATAAGTTTTATCAAAGGCTTATTTGATGAAATCAGAATTGCAACAAAAAAAGATACAGTTGAATTTATTGATAATGAATATAATTCAACTCAAAAACTAACTATGAAAACCGGTGAAGTTTATCCAAAAATTGATAAACTAATTCCGCAAAAAAGAAATTTCAAAATCTCCGTTTCCCAAAAATTAATAAAAGATATTGCAAGTTTAAAAGCTCCTTTAGGCTATATAGAGATACTACTTGACACAAACAACCCCCTTGCCCCCATTCTTGTTGAAACAAATTCAGAAAATTTGCAGCAACAAGCTCTTTTGCTTCCTGCATCCAAAGAGGAAGAAAAAGAAAAAAGTAAGTAAATTCTATCCATCCGGCGGAATAGTCGTTGTTATTCCGCCGTTTCTTTAAACAAATTCAAGGAGATATAAATGAATACAGAATGTATAAAAAAAGATGAATGTAATGAATTAGCAAGAGTTGCAGCTCAATATAATGCCGTTGTTGAACAAAATGCGAGTTTACAAAAAACAGTATCATGGCAAAAAGAGCAAATGCAAAAAGATAATGATTATCTTGTAAAAACTGAAGAAGCAAATATGCTCTATGAACAGGATGTTGAAGCATTAAAAAAACAAGTTGATGCTCTGCAAGAGGAGTTGAGCAAATACAAAAGAGCAGTTGAAAAGGTTGATGATTTAACTGTTACAGAGATTAATAAAGGATTAAGTATTGACGATATAAATAATCTACAAGGTAGAAATGCACAATTACAATGCGAAAACGAAAATTTAAGAACCGCATATAATGACATTTTAACTTCATGCAAAAATGAGCAACAAAAAAATGAGCAGCTCAAAAAAGCTCTTATTGACATAAAAGCTATGGTTGAATTTGAGTGCAAATGCACTAATGAACAAGTTTGCATCTGCCAAGTATGCGATAAATATGATGCAATTATTACTAAAATTGATGGAGTGCTAAACAATGTGGAACACAACTGATTACAAAGGCAATCCGGTTACATGGTATTCCCAAGATGAAATGAATTGGGTTATGAACAAATTAGATGATGCTAATAAGTGTTTAGAAGATTGTGAGCTGCATTGGGAGCGAGAAAGGAAAATTTTAAAAGAAAGTTTAAATAAAGCTCATGACGCAAATAAGAGTTTAGGTTATACCTATCTCCGCTACAAACAAGCTCTTGAAGAAATAAGAAAAGAAGTTCAAGAAGATATTACTTGTGAAAGCAGAGAGTGCGGTTGTGATAGTTATTATGAATGTTTGGAATGTTTAAAAAATACAATTTTGAATATAATCAGCGAGGTAAAAGATGGAAATTCAAGAAAAACAAGTAACGCAAATTAAAATCACCGGAGCAAAAAACCTTGACCCGATAACAGTATATATAGACGAGCAAAAGGATAATGAATACAAAGGACAAAATGAAAAGGATGTTCGCTATAAAGGCAGAATAGTAATACTTTGTTATGGTTTAGCTCTAAATTATTTTTGGGGAGCAATGGGAACTCCAATGAAAGAATTTTTCTGTACTGCAAGCACCGGATATATTGCGGATAAATTTGAGCTTAATGCTCAAGAAACATTCAAACCGCACGCAACAACAGGATATTATGACGAAAATGATGAATGGCATATAGAAGAAGCAGAAGTAAATATTGAAATGTCAAAGCACCACAGAGAATATATATGCCGAATTATTGAAGCAGTAAAAGAAGCATTTAGAAAATAAAGGAGAAGATAATAATGAATATTAATTTAAAACTACCGGATGAGCTTCAAAAGAGAATTGAAGAAGCTGCAAATGACCGTTTGAAACATAGAGTAGAAGAAATCCTTGAAGAAGATACAGAGCTTGATAAACTCTTAAAGGACACTATAAAAGGACAGTTGAAAAATACAGCATTAAGAATTTTGCAAGACCAAACCACAAGAACCTTAATGACACAAAAAATAAATCCTATAATTTATAGGACTTTAGGACTTCAAGATATTGCATCCGGATTTAATGTCAAAAAAGCAAAGTCATTTGATATAGTTTGTGAAGATAAAAAATATCTTCCGACTTATGCAAATGAAACAGATGCCTGTATGGATTTAAAAATTAAATTAGAAAATCCGAATTGCTATTTTTTAAAACCAAACGAAGTTGCATCTTTTTCAACCGGCATAAAAGCATCGGTTCCGGAAGATTATATGATGCTGATTTTCCCAAGAAGCTCCACCGGTTTTAAATTACATTGTATTCTTGCCAATACAACCGGAATTATTGATGCCGGTTACAGAGATGAAATAAAACTCTCACTTTACAATTTTGGAAAAGAAACTGTTTGCTTGCAGGATGCACAAAGAGTTGCTCAATTTGTTATTATTCCAAGACCCAAACTAGAATTAAACCTTGTTAAAGATGATGAAGTTTTTAGGCAAGGTGATAGAGGGGGCGGAATAGGAAGCACAGGAGCATAAAATGAAAGTCTTTAATGTCTTTTGCTATGTACAGTTTGGTAAATGTTTTGATATTGATAT